CCAAGACAGTGAAGAGTTAGTTAAAGCTTACTACCAGCAGATACAGGGCTGTATGTGGGTTACTAAGAGGGACTGGTGGGATGCATTTGCCTATCACCCTAAGATGAAGCATGTCCTTGTGCGGGTTTCGCGTGACGATGCGTTTATAGCAAAGTTGGCAGTTGAAGTTGAAGCCGCCGTAATTGAAATTAAAAACCAAGTGGAGCAATACAAATGAAATTAGGTATCGGAATTAATATTGACCTGTTAAAGCTAGACAAATCACGACTGCGCGAGTGGGTTAACGAAAACACTGGAGAGAAGAAGCTGTTTTTAGACTTAACTACTTTTATCAATACTTCTGAAGAAGATAAATTTGGCAAGCATGGCTTTATTGCGCAAGAATTAAGTAAAGAAGAGCGAGATGCAGGCGCAGCTAAAACCCCAATACTAGGCAACTGCAAGGTTTTCTATACTGATGGTGGTCAGGCTCAACAGTCTGCTCAACTCTCTCAAGCTCCGTCTAATGCTGGGTTTGATGTAGACGACGACCTGCCATTTTAATCTAAAAACCCCCCTTTTCAGGGGGGAAACTAGGAGAGTGCAAAGCAGGGGAATACCTTGCTCCATTAGATTACCATAGGACAGGAAAATGACAAAACCAAATCTAGGCAGATGCCTAAAAATAGCTCAAGTAAAGTATGACATTAACACCGCTAGACTAGCTGAAAAGCTTATGACATCCCCGCAGGTAGCGTCCAGACTGCGAATGATGCCCGATATGAAGTATTACACGCTGTTAAGGCTGTGTGAGATTTTCAAGATTGAACCAAGCGAGTTTATTAAGCTAGAAACTAGAGACAGCTAAAAGAAAACCCCCTTTTACGGGGGCTTTACATTGCTCACTGATGGAGCGTATACTTCTTGTGCGAAGAAGAAGAAAGGCAAGTATAGCTACAGACTCCCGTAGCGTCCACACCAACTCCTTTCTTTGCATGCAAAACATTGTTTCGGCTTTAGGCTGGCGGTTCCTTAAATTAAACGCCAGATTCGCGGTTGACCCTCCGCACAGAGCCTCACAGTTAAATCGGTTTTTAGCTGTGAATAGTCTGGATACACGATAGAGACAATTGTTTAACCGCAAAGCTGCCTTGGCCCTTTGATCTTAAATTTACTTGCTTTTGCTTGTAAAAGGGTTAAATCATCTTGAATAAATATATATTGAAATGTATATCCTTTGAAACAATATATGTAAAAGCATATTTAATGAAACATAAAGCGAGGCTTTGCCGAGCATAGGAGATCGATATGACGCAAGAAGAAAGAGTTATTGATTACTTATCAAATAACTTAACGATTAACAGCATTCAAGCTTTAAACGAGCTTGGGATATTCAGGCTGGCCTCTAGGGTTAGCAACCTAAAGAAGCAAGGACATAACATAACCAGCCGCATGGTTCCTGTGACTAACCGATATGGTGAAAAATGCCATGTTTCTGAATACACGTTGGTGACGACATGAAATGCAAGGGCGGCGAAACGTGGGAGGCCAAGGAGGAAGATATTATTTACTGGCAACGCGAATTTCCGAAGGTTGACGTACATCAAGAGTTAAAAAAAATGTCATCTTGGTGCGAGTTTAACCCTAAGAGCAGAAAGACAAAGGGAGGTATGTATAAGTTTGTTAATGGGTGGATTTCAAGGGCTAAGGATCTAGGAGGGCAAAGCCCAGCGAATATAGGCAAGGAAGCGCAGGTAGCCAAGTTAGACCCAAAGGGCATCAGCGTCCCTCAGATAAGCTTGAAAAACATGACGGCAGATATGGAGCTAACAGACATTAGCTGGCTAGACGGTGATGAATATTTGAATGCAAAAGAGCATTATCTGTCTGTTTACGGATTTTACTTCAACGGAGAATTGAGAAATGTCTAAATCAGATTACCGAACTAGAAGAGCAGGAAAACCGCCTATACAGTATGTTTTTACAGGCAATCACGAAAGGCTTGTAACCGGAGCAACTTACACCATCCCTGAAATGGCTATTATTGTTGGCATAAATGACAAGACTATGCATAGCAGAATGCGCGGAAAATGCGAGTTTACCAATAAAGAAGTAAGGCCAAAGAATTCTGAAGGGCCAAACTTTAAAAGGCCGGGATTGTATGAGCGTCTTGAGACAAAAGACATGAAGCTTTCGGATAAGTGGATGAGGATAAAGCTATGAGCCAAGGCGATTACGTTAAGTTTGATAACAGAAAAGAGGCTGAAAACTATATGCCTTTACTGTTAAAAAGATTTGATAGCTGGGATTATTCAGTCCCTCTAGTTTTGAGGCTTGATCGATACGATGACCCCAGAACTAACAATCAAAGCAGGTTATTCCATAAATGGTGTGAGGAAATGTCTACGAAGTTTATTGGAAAGGTGCCTGATGCCACCAAAGACGGCATGAAGTTTATGATGAAAAAGATGTTCTTAGGCACACAAACTATACAGGTTGGAAAAGAGATTTACGCTGACCAAATAATGCCATTGCCTAAAAATAAAGGCGAAATGTGCTATTTTATGGATCAAGTTCATTCTTGGGCAGCAGGAAAAAAAGTATTATTATCATTACCCCAGTACAATGAGTACACTTTACTGAAGCAAAAACAGGATAAATAACAATGGCTACTATAGATCCGGCGATATTATTAGAATTTGCAACAAGTGACGCACAAAGAGAAACGTGTAAGGCAGTTATGGTTCACGGCTCTAACAATAAGGCAGCAACTGCTTTAGGTAAAGGACGTAGAGGCGTAGATAAAATAATGAAGCGACTAGAAGAGCGGGCTGCAAGTAAAGCAGTAGCTCCTCACAAAAGCGTTAACCGTGAAACAATGGCTGGTTTTGAAGCTAAAAGAGTTTCAACTGCTTACAAAGAAGACGGAACTGTAGCTCTTCAGTGGGTTATTCAAGAGCCAGCCAAGCGCGATATGAAGGCAAAGCTTGAACATATGATAGATGGTATCAAGGATGACCTAAACGGCTTTAAAACTGCTGTAAAGGCTCCTAAAAAGGTCAACTCAGACTATCTTGCCATGTATATGATAGGTGACCACCATTTTGGAATGCTTGCAGACAGTGAAACCAAGATGGATAACGATGATTGGGACATTAAAATAGCCACCAGCATATTACTGGAGTCCACTAATCGGCTTGCCAAGCGTGTAGGGGATGCAGAAGTTGGAGTGCTTTTTAATGCGGGGGATTTTTTCCATGCAGACAACAGCTTTAACACCACTACTAAAGGCACTCCGGTTGATGTGGATACGCGCATAGGAAAGACCTTTAGGCTCGCGGGTAGACTGTTTCAGACCCTTATCAACAAGATGCTTGAGACTCACAAAGATGTAGTGGTTATCAATGTGCGCGGCAACCATGATTCAGATATGGCCTGCCACCTTTCAAGCTGCATTGAACTATTGTACGCCAAAGAAAAGCGCGTTAATGTCCTGCCCAACTACTCCAAGTTTATTCATTACCAGTGGCACAACAACCTGTTTGTCTTTCACCACGGCGACAGAATGAAGCACGAACAAATCTTACAGGCCGTGATCAAGAACCTCGATGACGAGTGGAGCCAATCCAAAAACAGATACTGCCATTTAGGGCATATTCATCACCATGTTGCCCGGGAGGTTGGTTCTATGCACTTTGAACATTGGGGTAGCCTTACTAGCACCGATCAATGGCACTCAGACTCAGGTTACGGAGCGGAGCGATCAATGACCGCAGTTGTTTACCATAAAGATACGGGCGAAGATTCCCGCGTCAAGATAAAGGTGGGCTAATGGGTGACGTTGTGCAGTTTCCGCCAAAAAACATGTCGCTACACCGTCAGTTTTGTGATGATTGTGCGGGTGTTCTTGAGAATTGGCTTGGTGATGATGGTATGGCTTACGGTATATGTACTAGCTGCATGGAGCTTATACCTTCAGAAATTGAATTTAACGAAGAAATGATAGGGGAATGAAAATGATTGATCCAGACGTTCAAGATTGGGAAAGATTAAGAAAGGCAATGCCAGCAATAGAGACTCCGAAGCCGTCAATAGATGATCAGATGAAAGCATACGTTCTTATGGCTGAAGAAGAGTTTGGCAAAGAAATGCGGGAATCGGAGTGGTGGAAGCAGCATGTTGCCCGAGCAGAGCAGCTGGAATATGAAGCCCGCTGGGGAAAGGAAGACGCAGATTGGCTTAGCATTGACTCTGAGCCTTATGAGTTTGACGGATACGATGAAAACGGCTATGCCCTTAAAGTTTCTAGAGAAGACTGGGATGCAGTAAATTCACCCAACCACTACAACAACGGGTCGATAGAGTGTATTGAAGGTATCCAAGCATCTATGTCTGAGGAAGCTTTTGCAGGCTACCTCAAAGGCAACTGCCTGAAGTACCTCTGGCGCTATGACTACAAAGGTAAGCCAGTAGAGGATTTACAGAAAGCTCAGTGGTACTTGGCAAAGCTGTTGAATGTTGTGGTGTTTGAAGAGGAAGATGAGTGATGAGTAGCGGAAGAACGCACGGGGGAAAAGGTTCAAAGACCCGCCCCACAGACACAAAAAAATATGCAGATAACTATGATGCTATTTTTGGCAATAAAGGGCAAAAAACTAAAGCCCCTACTGCTTTTGATTGCTTGCTAAAAACGTCAGATAAAATATTGGAGCACGACAATGACAGCGAAAATTAAGAAGACCAAATACAAGCCAAAGCCAAAAGGCAAGCCTAATGGCAAGTAAAAGAAAACTTACCGTAGCCCAAGAAGTAGACAAGGCAGCAAAGCTACTTCAACGGCTGGTAAGGCTAAAGGCATCAGACGATAATGGTTATTGCCAGTGCGTTACTTGCGGGAAGATAGACCATTATAAAAACATGCAAGGTGGGCATTTTTATAGTCGCAGGCACATTATCTTTAAGCTTTTTGAAGCCAACATTAACCCGCAATGCGCTGGCTGTAATATGTTTGGCATGAAGACCACAAAGATACAAGAAGCTTACCGTATTTACATGGAAGATAGGGATGGTTATAGACGAATAAGGGCTATGCAAAGGCTTGCGTGGAGACCTGCGCCAAAATTTAAACGTAACGAAGTAATCAAGTTTGCCCGTGATCTAAAAGAAAGAATTAAAGACGAAGAATACCGTATAGGCGAGTTAAAATAATATTGATTATTACTTAATATGGTGTTATTTTATTAATAAATCATAAACAAAGAGAGAGAGCATTATGAACAAAGCCAAAAAAATAGATAAAATGGTTAAAGAAGCAAACAAAATAGCAGATAAACATTTAAGCGAAGAAACTATAGGCTGGAAAACATTTGCAGTTGCATTTGCCGTTACTTGCGCTATTTTTGTTTTTATCTTTTCTAGCACTAAAGCGGAAGCATCTTGTTCATACAAGACTAACTCTTTGGGGCATACGCAATATTCCTGCAATAGCGGTCAAAGCGGGACGTTGCGTACTGACGTATTAGGCACTACCCGCGATAGCAGAACTGGAACTACTTGGCGCACCGATGTTTTAGGAACCACTAGGTCGTCTAACGGGACAACTTATAGAACTGATGTTCTTGGCACTACTAGAGGATCAGACGGCACTACTTGGCGAACAGATGCTCTAGGCACCATGAGGAGCAATAACGGTACTACCTGCAAGACTGATTACTTAGGCACAATGCGCTGTAATTAAGATCAAGGTTTCCCCTGACCTTTGAAGTAGGCTTGGCTCACCTATGATCGCAACGAGCTACTTTAATTATCAACAAACAATACACAACAAAGGGGAATATTATGGATTAGCTATTTTAATTGCTTGAAAATAGCGATGGCCTTTAGGCTGGAGACGCAGGAATGGTTCACCTGTCGCGACAAAGAACCGTTATTTAAAGTAATAAACAATAAAGCCAAGGGGAAAAGTGATGGACATACAAGACTTAAAACTATATATCTGGGACGATTTCTATCCTTACGACACTAGTGGTATGGCCGTAGCTATTGCTAGCAGCTTAGAAGAAGCTAAAGCCCTTGTAGAAGAAAATCATGGCTGGCCTTATAAGCTAAACAACTGGGGAGACTACTACACTGTGCCTTTAAATTCTCCCTTTGCTATTTCTGTTGTGGGGGGTGGGTGATGAACATACAAGACTTAGAAACTAAATACAAAGAACTGGGCGCAGAGATTGAGCGTCTAAAGCAGCAGCCCGAAGGTGTTTGGGAGCCTACAGTGGGCGGCACTTTCTGGATGGTTGGTTGGGGTGGTGGTGTAAGCAGTCTAAACCTCAGCAACAGGGTGGCGGAAACGCATCACAACGTCTACGAAACTGAGGCATTAGCGAAGAAAGCAAGTGTACTTCAGCGCCGGTCTAACCTAGTTATCCAAGCTTGTCTCAACTTTGAGCCTGATTTTGTGGCGGATTGGAGTAATAATAGTGGAGTAAAATATGGGTTTAACTATAGCAATACCATGCAAGCATGGCATTACACGACAACATTTTTAACCGATGGCTCTGTTGCTTATGTATCAACACCAGAAATAGCCGACAAAGTAGTGGCGTATCTAAACAGCCAGAGGATTAAGTGATGAAAGTTAAAATGTATCCGCTAATAGAGCGCCTAGTTGAAGAAGGTATAGACGCAGGTTATCTTAGGGCGCATAAGCACACTGACACACCTATAGAAGAAACAATCAAACATTGCATTGAGCAATACATAATGCAGGGGTTTGATGAAGCGTTTTATTTTGACCAAGAAGAGTAAGTCATATCATTTATGGTATGCCTAGCATGATAAACCATGATTTCCGATCATATAAGACAACCTTTATAATGCTTCCTTAATTAATGGTTGAGGTGTGGCGTGGTACTGTACGGAATAATAGTGGTAGTAGTAGGATTGATGGCAATAGCAAGAGAAGACCTAAATAAAGACTCCTAAAGGGGTCTTTTTAGTTTCTGGATAACCAAGACTGTATTTTAGCCTGATTCATCTGTTTAAGCCCCTCAAAGTTAGGCTGCACATTCATTAGCGTTAACTCATCAAACCTTTCAGAATCAAACTCAGTGCCTATTAGGTGCTTCCAAATGCGCTTACCCATCTTGTTTATATCTTTAAAGTCTATGTGCAGACCTTTTATCTTATCTAGTTCATCAGCATCCGATTGAGATACTTGGTGACGGCCTAGTGAGGCGTTAATTTCACTTATTGGTCTATGGATTATAAGCTTTTTAGCTGGATGAGCGTTTAACCTACTGCCTAGCAAGCTGTAAATAGCAGTATCAGCAATGCCAAAGGTCTTTTTACAGGTGTACTGGTTTAATTCTGAGAAAGTATATTGAGAAAGTGGGTCGTGCATGCAAAAAGTAGCTGTAGTGGTTAGCAAGTTAGCAAGCCAAGTTGTCCTAGACCGTGGCAAACCAATAACCATAAATTCAATCATAAAATATTACAACCTTATTGCACAACTAGAGTAAACGTATTCTCCCCTATGTGTTCTCTCATTTTGTCAAGGGCATTGCGAGAACTTAGAACCGCTTCTTTGCCCGACAAATAACCGTGAGACAATCCAACTAATATACAGCCAAGGGAATCCGTAACAAGGTTACCTGCGTGGAACAATATAGCGGTTCTGTCTGCAACATCCTGAACATGCCATACGCGAGTGTATTTGCCGCTGCCAGATGACTCCATCCAGTTGCACTGATAAGTGCCTTCGGGGATACACGATTTATTAGCTTTGTTGTTTAACCAAGGGCGCTCTAATGTTTCTATTTTTAGCCCCTCAAACTCTAAGGTTCCTAAAGTACAATGCAAGCGATATTCTCTAGTAAGTATTGCCTTTATCATTTCCCTTTTCCCTTTATTCTCTCAGCAGTTCTAAGTCCACCTAACCCAAGCATACCCATCAATACTGGCAACATTGTAGACGTATCGGCTTGCGGAATATCAATGCCAAAGCCTGCTAATAAAGGGGAGACTAGAAAGTTTACACCAAAGCCTAATACGCAAACCCAACCTGTAGCAGGTCTCCATCCAGACTGAAACCAGTTGCCTTTAGCATCTTCAGTGTTTAGTTTAATCTGGGCAAGTGCGATTTCCTGCGCGTGATTCTCTGACATTGTTGCCAGTTCGTGCGCTATCTTTTGCTTCGTATCAGCGTCAGGGATAAACTTATCCAGCAGCTTAGTGGCTGGCCCTATCAGACTACTTAACATTACGGTTAGTCCATTCTCTTACAGTGTCTGATTCCCAGATTCTTAGAGCGAACCAAAGAATAGCAAACAAGCTAGAAACTGGGGGAAGCCATGCGGCCATTGCTAGTAAGGCAGTTGATCCTGCGGCTATGTCTAAAGCTTCTTTACCTGAATCAATCATATTAGGGCCGTAAGTTAAGTTAGGAGTGAATTATCCTACATTGTAACTGCTTTAATCATTAGGTACAAAACATAGGCCATTCCACCAATTACAGCAAAAGCAATGCTATTCCATATAAATGCTTTGCGCCTGCGAGCTTGAGCGTATACCGTTTTTTCTCGCTGTTCCCTAATACTTCTGCGCATGCCTAAAAGCTCTTGGTAGGCGTTAGCGCCATAGCTGTACATTAACAGTTCTCTAAGGTCTTTTTCTTGCTGTTGAATGCGTTTATTATTTGCAAACATTTCCATAGCTTCCTGCTCTATAGATTTAGATGCAATTAACTTTTTAAAAAGCGGAGGGTTTTCTGCTTGCCTTTTAGCTTCGTTAAAATCACTAACAGCGCCGTACCATTTTCCAACCTGACCAAGAGTGTCTTCGATCTCACGGCCAGCAGATACCATTTTCTGTACCATTTTAAAGGCACTGGTAGCCATAGCAACGGCGCTGATAGGGTCAATCATAGCGTTTAACTCTCTAGCGATAAGTTATAAGCAGCAATAACTGCGTCAGTATGCAAAGCAACACAGATAGCCTGTACTTCTGCTGACTCGTTGCTGTAGTCCTGTCCTGCGACTACAACGTGCCTGTGATAGCCAGAGGATAGCTCTACGCCGTCCTCCATTACTGCTGTCTTAGTTCTGATTTGAATGT